GATCCGTGGTACGAGGCTTTTCTCCATATTGTGCGCTTCTGTGTAAAGCACGACTCATTTTAACCTTCTTTTTTCTGTACTCTTCTTTAAAATCATCAAGCATTTCTGCTTTTTCTTTGTTAGAGGCTTCCGCATAACGTTGTGCGTTGTCTTTAGCTTTCTTGCTAAAGCTGCGTAATATGGGCGTAGCAATACTTAACCCCGGTTTTTGCCCATAAACCTTTTCAAATTCATTAGCAATTTCCACGTTAAGTCGTACCCTTTCTTCAAAATCAGGATAAGTCATGTCTGAGTTTGTAAATACAGTGGTTGGATGTAAATTACGTGCCGCCTCGCGCGTTGCGATTATACCGCCAGATTCCGTAGCGGTCATTATCTTACCTTTAAGTAA